AGAACCATATTGGTATGTAGTATCAGATAAAAACGTAGATGAATTTATAGCTAGAGTAGAAGAACAACACGGTCAATTAGTGTTTGTAGCAATGTCTATACCAGATTACGAAATAATGGCATACAACATGCAAGAACTGAAACGGTATATAAATGAGCTAAAAGAAGTAGTAGTATATTACAGAAAAGTAACTGTTCCAGTTAAGGAGGGAGAATGAATATTTCAAAAGAGGGCACTGCATTAATTAAAAAATTTGAGGGCTGTGAATTAGAAGCATATCAAGATTCTGTAGGTGTTTGGACTATAGGATATGGACATACTAAAGGAGTTAAAGAAGGAGACAAAATAAACCAAGATGAAGCAGAACATTTACTAGAAGAAGAGATGCCTGAATACGAAGGATATATTAATACTTTTGTAGAAGTTCCTTTGAAACAAAATCAATTTGATGCTTTAGTTTGTTGGGTTTATAATCTTGGACCAACAAATTTAAAAGAATCTACTTTATTAGCGTGTCTCAATGCTGGAAAATATGATGATATTCCTGCTCAGATAAAACGTTGGAATAAAGCTGGTGGTAAAGTTTTACAAGGTTTAATTAGAAGAAGAGAAGCAGAAGCTCTTTTATTTCAAGGGAAAGATTGGTATGAGGTATAGCCATGGCATTAAACAAATTTATATTTAGACCTGGAATTAATAGAGAAGGAACTGATTACGATAACGAGGGTGGTTGGTTTGATGCTAACCTTATACGTTTTAGAAACGGTAGAGTACAAAAAATTGGTGGCTGGGTAAAAGATACATTACAAACATATTTAGGTAAAGCCAGAGCACTTCATGCATGGGTTGCTTTAGATGGTAGTAAATATTTAGGAGTAGGCACAACTTTAAAATACTACATCAAAGAAGGTGCAAACTTTAACGATGTCACACCTATCAGGAGCACAACTTCAGCAGGAGACGTAACATTTTCTGCAACTAATGGAGATGCAACTATTACTGTAACTGACACAGACCACGGAGCAGTACAAAATGATTTTGTTACTTTTAGTGGTGCTTCTAGTTTAGGTGGTAATATTACTGCTGCTGTTTTAAATCAAGAATATCAAATCGCTACTATAACAGCTACAAATACTTACACAATAGAAGCAAAAGACACATCAGGAGTTACAGTTACAGCAAACTCTAGTGATAGTGGTAATGGTGGTAGTTCTGTAGTTGGAGCTTATCAAATAAACGTAGGTCTTGATAATTATGTATCTTCTACAGGTTGGGGAGCAGGACTTTGGGGAGCAGGAACGTGGGGGTCTTCTACTGCTCTTAGTTCAACAAATCAATTAAGGCTTTGGACACATGATAATTTTGGTCAAAATTTAATAATTAACCCACGTGCTGCTGGAATATATAGATGGTTGCAAAGTGGTGGTCTTACTACAAGAGCTGTTGAGTTGTCTGGAATTACTGGAGCTAACTTAGTGCCAACTGTTGGTTTACAAACCATAACATCAGAAAAAGATAGGCATTTAATAGTTTTAGGAGCAGACCCCATTAGTAATTCTGCAAGAACAGGAAGCGTAGATCCTATGTTAATTGCTTTTAGTGATCAAGAGAATGAATTAGATTTTGAGCCAAGAAGCACTAATACTGCAGGATCTTTAAGATTGTCTTCTGGCAGTAGTATCATCGGTGCTGTAAAATCTAGACAGGAAATATTGGTGTGGACAGACACAGCTTTATATAGTATGCAATTTATTGGACCACCTTTCACTTTCGGTATAAATTTAATTAATGAAACAACAGGCTTAATTGCACCTAAAGCAGCAGTTACTGCACCTAGTGGTGTGTTTTGGATGGGGTATGATAATTTTTATGTGTATACAGGAGCAGTAAAAAAATTACCGTGCAGTGTGTTGAGTTATGTGTTTGATGATTTTAACTCAAACCAACGTTTTAAAACTCATGCATTTACAAATACGCAATATGATGAAGTAGGTTGGTATTATTGTTCAAGTAGTTCTACAGAAATTGATAGATATGTATCCTATAATTATGCAGAAAATGTTTGGGCATACGGACAACTTAGAAGATATGCTTGGTTAGACTCTGGTGTAGAACCTTACCCTAGAGCTACAGAAAACTCTTACTTGTACGAACACGAAACAGGGTACGACGCAGACGGTAGCCCTATGACAAATGTTTTTGTAGAATCAAGTGACTTTGACATAGGCGATGGTGAGCAGTTTGCTTTTATAAATAAAATGATTCCTGACATACGTTTTTTAAGTAATAGTGATGGCGGTCAAGTAAATGTAGTTTTAAAAACACGTAATTTTCCTGGAGACACATTAACAACAAACAGCACTTCTGCTATTAGTAGTACCACTCAACAGTCTCACGTAAGAGCAAGAGCAAGACAAGCAGTAGTAAGAGTAGAATCAGATGACGATAATACTGCTGCAAACACAGCAACAGGTTGGAGATTAGGAGCAACACGTTTAGATGTAAGGACTGACGGTAGACGATGAGTAGGTTGTTAGTCACTAGACTACCTTTAGAGATGGAAGAGGTAGTCAGCCCAGAAACCTATAATCGACTCGTTAGGATATTAGAAATTAATTTAGGTGAGTTTGATCCAGATAACATACGTCAAATAGACGATGCGAGTAAAAATCAAGGAAAGTTTAATCCAGGAAGTATAGTCTGGAACACGAACAATGAATCATTGGAGGTTTATAGCGGTAATGAGTGGATAACTATCACTACACCTAAAATAAATAAAGGTTTATCTGCTACTGGTTCAGTAGGAGAAGTAACATTAAAAATAGCAGGTGCTACAAGCATTTCATTATGATATATACAACGTTGTTCAAATTAGTTATTATTATCTAAATCAGGAGTTAAATAAAAGGCTATGCAGACCACAGGGCTAGAAAGTTTAGAAAGTTTAGCAGACGCACGTTATGAGTTAGCTATGCATGGTCGCTACGGAGACACAACTATAGGTCACCTCACTCCTGGAGAAATGGTCTTACCTAGACCTATAGCTGATGACCCTGTATTAAAAAGACAATTATTTGATGCTTTCGAGCGACATGAACTTAATCCTTATCAATACCAAGTAGGACATTTTGAAAACTCAATTAACCCACTCACAGGTGCACCTGAGTTTGGTTTCTTTAAAAAGTTAGGTAAATCAATTAAAAAAGCAGCAGGAACTATTGGTCAGGTTGTAGGTTTAGCTATAGGTGGACCAGCAGGTGCAGCGATAGGTGGCGGTATAGGTGGTGCTATACAAGAAGGTGATTTAAAAGGTGCTGTAAAAGGTGCTGCTCAAGGCTATGTGCTAGCTAACGTGGCAACAGGTTTCGGTGTCAAAGGTGGTGGCGGTTTAGCTTCACTAAACCCATTTGACGCAGACAGTATGTTTAGAAGCCTTGGTCCAGGAGCAGCAGGAGCAGAAGGAACTATAGGAGGCAGTCTACAAACACTAGGTGCTGGTTTGAGAGGGGTAGAAGGAGTAAACGCATTGAGTGGATTAGAAAGCCTCTCTGGTTTACAAAAAGTCGGTTTAGGTGGTTTAGGATTAGCAGCACTCGGTGGTTTTGATGAAGTTAAAGATACTTCAAGAATGCCTGGACCAAGTGGCGAACTCGGTGGATACTTACAAAATCCTCTTAGACCTGCTGTATTACCTACTCAATATGGTGTTCAGGGTGTCGGTGTAGGCTCACCCAACTATTTGACTTCTGGTATAGGAGCAGGTGGAATGATGGATCCAGCAACTGCTGCATATTTACGAGCAACTATGGAAGAGGATGATTACAGCGAATTAATGTTTCCTGAATTTAATGAAGGTGGCGTAATGGACATGAGAGCGGTTGGTGGTGATATTGAAGATCCAGACGGAGCAGGAGACGTAGACACAGTGAACGCTATACTTGCAGACGGTGAGTTTGTTATGACTAAACAAGCAGTAACTGGTTTAGGTGACGGTGACCACGAAGCAGGTATCAAAAGACTTTACGCAATGATGGACAAAAACGAAAATAAAGCAAAACAGATGGGCATCGGGAGAGCTTAATGGCAACAGAAAGTAGTTATACTAGAACAGAAACGTTACCAGCTAATATGCTGGCACAGTTTTACGCAGGTGTTCCTGGACAGAATGTTCCTGGAATCATGCCTTTACTGAACCAAGACTTAGTTAATAAAATTATGGGCTTTGGTGTTGCTGGTGCTAACCCATATACATACACAGGTGAACGTATAGCTGGGTTTACTCCAGCACAAGAAGAAGCTTTCCGTCTTACTGCTCAAGGTGTAGGTGGTTATCAACCTTATCTACAAGGTGCGGAAGATATGATACGTAGTGGTGTAGGAACAGCACAAGATGCTTTTGGTACTTCAAAAAATTTGATAGGGGACGCCATAGGTGCAGGAGAAAGAAGCACAGCGGAAGGTACAAGACTTTTAAGACAAGCACCAAAAGTAGCAGGTCTTGCTACTGGCATGGGTATAGGTCAATTATTAGGAGCAGGAAGAAACATACAAGGTGCAAGAGAATTAGCAGAAGGTGCAGGACTTGATTTATCTCCAGCACAAAACATAGTTGGAGGTTCTTTAGGAAACATAGCTGATTCTGCCCTTACAGGATATGGCTCTACTAGAATGTTTGACCCTAGTTCTGTAGAAAGTTTTTATAACCCTTTTGAAGAACAAGTAGTACAACAAACACTCAAAGACGTACGAGAAGGTTTAGCTCAAGGTGATATTGCTAGAAGAGCAGGTGCTGTAGGCTCTGGTGCTTTCGGTGGTTCTCGTAGTAGGTTATTAGGAGAAGAAATGGCAGAAGCTGCAGCTAGAGGTGCAGCAGAAAGAGTAGGTGCAATTAGGTCAGCAGGATTTGGTGATGCAGCACGTAGAGCACAATCAGCATTTGAAACACAACAAGCAAGACAAGCAGGTCAAGCTAATTTATTAGGACGTTTAGCTGGGCAACAAGCAGGGATAGGAACACAACTTGGTCAATTAGGGTTAGCTGGACAAAGAGGACAATTAACTCAAGCTGGAGCACTAGGACAACTAGCTGGTCAACAAGCAGGTATAGGTACTTCTGTAGCTGGACTAGGAACTAATTTAGGTAATTTACTAGGTAGAACTGCTGGCGGAATAGGTGCTTTAGGCGGTAATTTAGCTAATATCTACGGTCAAGGTGCTAGAGATATCTATACTGGTGGTGCAGGTCTAGGTCAACTAGGTCTAGGAGCAGGTTCGCAGTTAGGAGGATTAGGTGCACTAGGCAGTAATTTAATGGGTACAGATATTAGTAGACTAGCTGGTATGGGCGGTATGCAACAAGGATTAGACCAAAGAGGTCTTGACTTAGCCTACGGTAATTTTGTAGGTCAGTATAACCTACCAATGCAAACTATCGGTGCTGCGGCAGGATTAGCAAGTGGTTTAGCTCCAAGTATGGGAGGCACTACATTACAATCTGGTCAGGCAGGAAACACAACTAATCCATTGATGCAGACACTAGGTACTGCGTTAACTGCTTACGGAGCATTTAAATAATGGAACCTAAATATCCCTTCCGTCCATTTATTGGTCCAGGTGTAACTACTATTACTGGTGATCGTAATAACCCTTTTGGTGGTACTGTTACAAGTCAAAACACAAATATGGTCATGCCTGATGAATCACCAGAACAAACTATAATGAGGTTAGCTCGTAGTGGGTTAGCCGTGGACCAGATAGCTCAATTAACTGGCATACCTCAAGATCAAATAGCTATGACAGTGTCTGTGATGCAAGGACAACGACCTACCGTTGCTGAACGACCAAAAGGTATAGGTATTGATTCTTTATTAGAAGACAATGAATCTCAAGAATTAAGCGAATACGTAGATCAAGGCGGTAGTGTTTCTGATTTAATTCAAACAAATATAGACCCTCAATTACCGCCTACAAGTCTTTTAACAGAAGGAGCTATAATCGCTGGTTTAGAAGACATGAATCTAGACCTAAGTGAAGAAGAGGCAGAAGCACTAGATGCAGAAAACGACCCTGAGAAAAAAGTAATCATGGCTTCTGCAGCAGGTGCTAGTTCAAGAGGTGTTGAAGATAAAGATGCTTTTGAAACTTTTCAAGCAATGACAGATATCAGTGCTACACTAGATCCAAAAGAAAGATTAAAGGTATATAAAGATGCAGCAGCACAGTTTTACAATGTAGATGATATTAAAGAATTAATAACTAAACCAGACGAAGGCTTACCGTTTTTAGTAGCAGGTGCTGCACTTATACAAGCTGGTGAAAAAGGTGAAAGCTGGGGTACAGCACTATCAACAGCACTTTCTAAATACGCTGTATCAAAAAGAAAAGGCGAAAGAGCCTATGAAGATAAATTAAGTGCTATAGATATAAATAGGATGCAAAAAATAGAAGATTTTGCTATGCAACTGTATCTAGCTGACGTCAAAGATCAAAAGGCTTTAGCAAGAACCTTAAAAACTGCTAAATCAGAAGCGTATAAAATAAATGATCAAGCTAACCCTGTATGGCTTACTACTCAAGAAGCTAGAGCTAGAGCTGAAAAAGGTGATAGAGTTGAAGATTGGACAGCAGAAGACGGAGCAACAAAAGAGTACACGTTATTTGTTGATGAAAATAAAGATGGTCAACCAGATAATAATGCACCAGCTAGAACAGAAATATTAACTTCTGTTGGTGCTCAAAATAAACAAGCAGCAGGATTTATTGTTAGAGAAGGTAATTTAACAAAAGGTAAAAAACTGTACATGGTCGACGGTAAATCAATGATGATGTCAGAAGTCGAATTAGAAAACTTCTTAAATGAATACCCAGACACGATAGCTGCACCTGTAGGAACAGCAAGCGTAAAAGGAGTAATAGAAAAAGCTACAGGAATGCCTACTTTTGTTTCTAATCAAGAATTAATGTCGCCTAGAGGTAGAGAACTATATGCTCCTATAGGTGAGGAATCTATGGTAGTTCTTGGACCTAATGGTGAACCTATATTAATAAAAGGTGATGGCTCTGCTTTAACTAAAAGTTTAGAAGGTAAAGAAAGAAAACGTGTACAACAATTTTTGATACAAAACGATACTTCTCGAAATCAAGTAATTAAAACACGTCAAAGTATAGTAGATTTATTCAACGAAGCAGAAAGATCAGGTGCTCCTCTTACATTCGGTACTGCTGGTAGTTTAACAAGTGCTGGTAAATC